CATATTTTGTTGAGGGAATATATGAGTATTTGAGACATAATGGTAGAGGTGGAGGAGGTCCATCATTAGGTGGTACATGGGAATCTACATTGGAACATCCAGCTTGCGAATTATTCAATGTCGACCAGTCGGTTCGAAAATATTATAGACAGACTGGATATTTTGTTGCTGGTCAAAATACATATGACTTTTTGGATGAATGGTATTGGATGTGTAATAATCCGAAGGTTTTGAAAAATAATGATTTGTACGCCCCATTCAACGAGGAAACCATTTCAAACGTTTTGTTGTGGAAATACAAAATTGACAAGGGTTTACCTTACATATATGTTAATGGAACTCTCGAGACTGTGAAAAAAATGTATGAGGAAGCGGAATACAAAGGGTTCGGAGTGTTTAATTTTTTGGGTGATTGGTTGAGAGTACCAGAAGAAAAGTCACATCTTCTTTTTTTCCATGGAGAAAAAAATCCACAGGTGATGCAGAAAATGGTAGATGAAATCAAGAAGTACAATTATATAGATGAAAATGTAAGAAAATATCCTAATATAGACCCAAGCAAAAACTGGGGGGACATCATCACTAAATTCATTTTAGAACATTTTTCAGGAAAAAAATTAAACGATGATGATGTTTTTTATTTTGACGAAGCAGGTTTAGTCCCTTTTAAAAATGGTAAAATAATCGGTGCAGGAAGCTCAATGGTGTTCACTCAACCAAATGATTATGTATGGGGTACAGGTCTTATAAGTAAAATTGGTTTTAACGAAATCCCAAAAAAGGTTTACTCTGTAAGAGGTCCTATATCTCGAGGGTTACTTTTAGAAGCAGGTTGGGATGTACCCGAAAAATACGGAGATCCAGCTCTTCTATTCCCGAAAATATACCATCCAAAAGTGGAAAAAAAATATAAGTATGGATTAATTCCTCATTATGTAGATTACAATAGTAATTTTTCTTTGAAATGTATTAATAATTTAGAAGATTTGGGATTCAAAATAATAAACGTAACATCAGGATTGTATGAATTTATAGATGAAGTATTAGAGTGTGAAAAAATATTATCATCAAGCTTACACGGTCTAATAGTCGCCGACGCTTACGGAATTCCAAATTATAGAATGGAAATCCAAAATTTAATATTAGGTAGAGATTTCAAATACTTAGATTATTACGCTTCAGTAAAGAGGGAGTACTACCCAAGATTCGAGTTGAAGGTAGACACAACAATGGATGAAATTGAAGAATTGGAGTTCGAAGTGGGAGATACTTCAATTTCTGAAAAACTGTTAGAAAACGCCCCTTGGGATGACCCCGAATGTGATATTTTCAATAGTACATTGGAAAAAAAACTTAGAATTTTATTTTTGGCACCCCATCTTTCAACGGGTGGGATGCCATCTTATCTATTAAAGAGAATCGAATCTTTAATTTCATTGTATTCTGATGTTGAAATTTATGTTGCGGAGTTTTGTCAATATTCAACTCTCTATACAGTTCAGAGGGATAGGATAAAACAACTCATACCTGAAAATAGATTTTGGACAATTAATACTTTGGGTAATCACACTGTTGAAAATTCAATGAAGGTTATAGACATCATCAATGAAAATCAAATAGATGTTGTTCATATTGATGAAATGGTGGAGGGATTCGATTCATTTAATAAAATGCCAAATGAGTTGAAAAACGCACTATATACTGATGATAGAACATGGAGAGTTGTCGAGACTTGTCATAATATTTGGTTCGATCCCAACACTTCCAAATTGTTCAATCCAGATGCATATGCTTTTTGCACTCCATACCATAAGGAGGTTTCATTCAAAAACATGCCGTCTCGGAAAGAGGTTTTCGAATTTCCGATTGAAAATCAATTCAGAACTCGTGAAGAACAAGTTCGTTGTTTGGAAACTTTGGGATTGGACACTTCGAAGGTTCATATCCTTAATGTTGGGCTTTGGACTTCAGGAAAAAATCAGAAAGAAGGTCTTGAAATTGCAAGACAGTTCCAAAATGACAATGTAGAATTCCATTTTGTTGGTAATCAAGCATCCAACTTTGAAAGCTATTGGGGACCGTTGATGAACGATTTACCTTCAAACGTCAAAGTTTGGGGCGAAAGAAGTGATGTTGAAACTTTCATGAAAGCTTCAGATGTTTTGATGTTCAATTCCACTTGGGAATGTAATCCTCTAGTAATCAGAGAAGCCGCTTCATTCGGTCTTAAAATTATTGCTCGGGACTTACCTCAATATGTTGGAATGTTCAAGGGACTTATTTGCCCACTCGAGAATGATCTACTTTCGAATGTCAATTTGTTGAAAAGGCTCATTTCATCAACACGAAATTATAAAGTTTTGGATGGAATGACCTCGGAATTTGCTAAAAAACATTACGACTTATATAAATCAATTATTACCCAATCACCAACAAAGAACGTGAAAAAAAATTCGAATGTGAAAATCAAAAAATACTTCATCACCCAACCTTTCTTAGAAATAATTGGAGAAAGTGATAGTGAGTTCGAAGTCAAATTTTTCGATGAAAAAGGTGTTTGTCATTATGACAACAAAATAAAGTCAAACCATTGGGTTAGATTGAATAGACAATACTTTACTAAATGGAATACAAAGATTTATGAAAATGGTCTTTTGATATATGATAAAACTTTGAATTATAGTGATAAAAGGGTTTTCATTAACTTCGATAGTAAATCTTTGGGTGATACTGTTTCTTGGATTCCTTATGCACTCGAATTTAAAAAAGCTCACAACTGTGATGTAGTTGTTTCAACGTATTGGAACCATCTATTTAAGGAAGTTTATCCTGAATTAGAATTTGTCCAACCAGGAACTGTAGTACACAATATTTTTGGGCAATATAATCTTGGGTGGTTTTGGGACGAAAGCAAGGAACCTGAATTACCTAATACAATCCCATTACAAAAAGCCGCATCGAATATATTGGGTCTACCCTTCAGTGAAATCAAACCAAGAATCCATTATAAAATAAGTGAAAGACCATACTCCGAGAAGTACATTACAATTGCAACAAATTCCACAGCGGGATGTAAATTTTGGACTAAAGAAGGTTGGCAACAATTGATAAATTATCTAAACTCAATAGGATATAAAGTTGTCAATGTCTCGAAAGAAAATAATCCCTTCGACAACTGTGCAAAATTGCAAGATACTTCAATTGAAAATACAATCAATGTTATTCACCACAGTGAATTTTTTATTGGACTCTCAAGTGGATTGTCTTGGTTGTCATGGGGAATTGGAAAACATGTGGTTATGATTAGTAACTTTACAGAAGCCGACCACGAATTCACATCGAATTGCACAAGAATTACGAATCCAAGTGTTTGTAACAGTTGCTGGAATAACCCTAACTACAAGTTTGATAAAGGAGATTGGAATTGGTGTCCAGTTCATAAAGGAACAACTCGCCAATTTGAATGTCACACATCAATAACATCTGAAATGGTGATAAATAAAATACAACACTTATTAAAATGAACTTAGACCAATTTGTATGGGAACCAAAATGTTATAATGGATTCCGCGAAACCGTAGAACAAGAAATTTTTATTGATAAAATTTATGAAAGACATGTTCGAGTTGAAGAAGGTGATGTAGTTTTTGACATTGGAGCAAGTTTGGGGCCATTCACATTTTCTATATTAGATAAATCCCCGTCACAAGTTTTTGCCTTCGAACCAAGTTACGAAGAATTCAAAACATTGGTCCTTAACACAAGGCATGGGAACGTAACTCATATCAATAAGGGCATTAGTAACATTGTAGGAGAATTTAATTTTACAGACGTATTCGATTTGACAGGGAATCACAAACTATATTCAACAACATTTAAAAAAGTTATTGAAGATTATGGAATCAAAAAAATTGATTTTTTGAAAACGGATTGTGAAAGTGGTGAGTATGAGATTTTCACTTTAGATAATTTGTTTTGGATTAAAAACAACGTAAAAAAAATATCAGGTGAGTGGCACTTGAGAACTCCTGAACTTAAAGAAAAATTTAAGATTTTTAGAGATGTTTACCTACGATTTTTCCCAAACTTCAAAATATTTTCTTTCGATGGAGTTGATATTACTTGGTCAATTTGGAATGAGGATTTTATTCCGTACTATAATGAAGTTATGGTATACATTGATAATAGATAAAGACTTTGAGTTGCACTATATTTATACTTAAGGAAAAAACAAAAAAATATGAAAGGAACAGTATTCTCAGCCGATTTTGTCAAAGACTCTAACGGAAACTTAAGATTATTAGAACTGAACACGGATACAGGGTTTATAGATCAGGAATTAGTAAATTTTGATTTCAATGGATTCTTGACTGTATTGTCTTCTAATAACATCACAACATTAGACATTATTTATAAACCATTTTTGCACATTGATTTTGTTAATAAATTGATAGAAGAGGTGAATAATACCTTACCACTTATTTCAATCACCTTACATGATGAAAACATTAATTCAATCTATCCGACATCAGTTCCAGATGCAGCAGATAAATTTGTGTTGAGATTGGCTTACGACGAAACCGCAATATTTGATAGCGTTTATTGTAAAAATAGATTGAATGTTTATAACCTATTCACTGAAGATTCAATCACCGACTATTGTGTTGGATATTATCACTCTTCATCATTAGGAACTTTTGACACATTGACAAAAGAAGTAAATGCCTCTAATATACCAGATGCCACGATAAAAGACGTTTATGAATCATTCAATCCAATTAATTTTTACAAAATAAACGTTGAGAATGGAACAGTTGAAGAAAATTGGAATAATTTTATTCAAGGTAAATCTTCTGAAGATACTCTTATTGAACAATACCATTTTCATTCGTCCACCGTTGATGAAAATAACCACGTCACATCCATAAGATTTTTTGCAATAGTTTATGGTTCGAATTTGGATATACTTCCTCTACACAGTTACAAAATAAGTTCGATATTCGAATTACCAACTACGGTTAATTTAGAAGAAAATTCAAATAAGATAAAAGATTACCATTTTTACGAATTTGCAACAAACATGTTCAAAAATGATTCGGCTGGCATCTTATCTACACATGAAGTTCTAATGGCGGACCAAACTTGGGAAGAAATTTCCAACATTCAAGTTGGTGATGAAATCCAATCTTATTCGATAAGTGGATCACCCCAAAGTGAGTCTGATTTGAATTCATTGACTTGGAACTACGAGGGTAGTGAATTCCCTGAGGGGTCTTTTCTCACAACTTCGAGTGTAGTTTTCAGAGATGTTGCAAATCTGAAATATCACTCTATGATGGAAATGGTGGTAGATAGTGATTCTTTGTTTTCAGGAATTAATAAAAAATATTTGGTATACAACAGTTTAACTAACAAAAGTAGTTATAAATACATTGCCGAAATTAACGCGATCACAGATTATCTTTACGATTTGAACGGCGAATTAATTCAAGTTGATGAATTAAACTTTTACGTGTCGTCAGACAGTGGATTATCTTTTGTTGAATTAGATGTTGAAGATTCAGATACATACATTATAAATGGATCCACCGCCTTTCATAGTTTAGTCTCTCACAATGCACCTTGCTTTGTGGCAGGAACCAAAATTCAAATGGAGGATGGTACAACAAAAAATATTGAAGATGTTTCAGTTGGGGATTCAATTGTTTCATTCGACTTCAAAAATGATGAAACAAAAATCAATAAGGTTTTAAATATATTTTCCAAAAAAGTAGATAAAATAGTAATCTATGAGTTCGATAATGGAGGTACTTTGAAATCCACATTAGACCATCCAATTTTTGTGAATGGTAAAGGGTGGTCTGCGTTTGATAATGTATTGTCTAACAACTTATATCAATTAGATTCTCCAGTGCTAAAAATTGAGATAGGAGATTCAGTAAAACTTATCAACACTAATGCAGTTTTAGAGAAGATTACATTATTAAACGAAGAAACTAGAGTTTATAATCTATCCAAAATTGAGATAAACCATAATTATTTTGCAAACGATATATTAGTACATAATCGAGCTTGTTTTGTTAAAGGAACCATGATTGAAATGGGGGATGGTACAGTCAAACCAATTGAAGAAATTAGTGTTGGAGATGAAGTCATTTCATTGAATATTCAAAATAATACTAAAGAAAAACAAAAAGTTACAAACGTAATTACCCCGATTCATGATGATATTGTAAAGTATTCATTTGAAAACGGAACTGAATTAGTTTGTACTTTCGACCATCCATATTTTGTAAATGGTTTCAATTTAGCATCATATAAACCTCTTTTGACAAATGATAGATACAATCTTGGAGAAAATGTTTCACAAATAGAACTTGGAGATAGTGTAACTTTAGTTGATGGTTCCAATACAAGAATTGTTAATATTGAAGAGTTAAAATCGAACCCAACACAAACTTTCATATTTGAAGTGTCGAATAATCATAACTTTTTTGCAAACGGAATTCTAACTCACAACAAATTCTGTTTCATATCAGGAACAAAAATTTCAGTAGAAGACGGCGTTGAAAAGCACATAGAAGATATACAAATCGGTGATATGATACTATCGTATAACGAAGAAAAAAAATCACAGGAATTAAAAAAAGTAACAAACACTTTCACACCAATACATGATGACTTAGTCGAATACACCTTATCGAATGGGATTCAAATTACTTCAACCTTTGACCACCCGTATTATATTAATGGTTTACAACTTGCGTCTTACAAACCAGATTGGACTAATGAAAGATACGATTTACCTTCCAATGTAATTGAAATTAAAATTGGAGATTTTGTAAATCTGTCTGACAATACAACATCAAAAATTGAATCTATAGTCGAATTAAGTCGAACTGATACTCAAACATACATCATTTCGGTAGAAGATAACCACAATTTTTACGCAAATAAAATTTTAGTACATAACAAATAAATTTTGAAAAATGGATACGTCAAAACACCCAACATTATATAAAAAAAAACCACTATCGGAAGTTAAAAACAGAACAACTTCTCAATTATCAAATACTGAAAAACAAAGAGTTGAGAATGTAATTGGTAAATTTTTCGAATTGTTCATAAATAAACATTTATGATGGACGCATACAATTACATAAAAAATTGTGTTTTTGTAAAGTTAAAACCGAGTAATATTTCAGGGATAGGTGTTTTTGCACTCAAAGATATCCCTCACGATATTTTTTTATTCGAAAATTGGTCAGGTGAAACTGGATACTTCCCAATCACACAAAATCAGTTAAATGAATTGGACTATGAAGTCTCGAATCATATCAAAGAAATTTTTATTTATTCCTCTGATTTTCCTAAAGACACCAACGTTTATGTGAAACTAACAAATGGATGTCATTGGATTTATACAAATCCATATTATTTTATAAACAGTGGAATCTACGAAAAAAAATCTAACGTGGACAAAGATAGTATGAAATCCTTACGTTTTATACGAAAAGGAGAAGAGTTGTTTAGCAACTATCCAAGATATGAAAAGTTAGAAAAAGTTAACTTAATATAATATGGAAAAAATACGAATCGGAGAAAATGAATTTGTTTACAGAAGTAAGTACCACGGATTGTTTACCAAAAATGATTTTTTATACAGATTTGCACAAAACAAAAAAATTAGCACAATTCCAGATGATAATTCTATTTGGATTGAATTTGAATGTTCCGAATTTAAATCGATTGATTCTTTTATAATAGACTTGATTGAACGAGAAATTGTTGGGAGTCAATTTAATTATTACGCGAAACATTCTTGGGTTTACACACAAAAAAAAGGATTTGATATGACGTATATGCATCAACATCTTCTATTACACTCAAGTACAAATAGATCTACTATAAAATCTGACTATACTTTTACGTTTTATGTACAACAACCAAGTAACTTGACAGAAGATGAAGGAAAAATAGTTTTTAAGACCAAGGATGGAAATATTCATAAATTTTTACCTCAGGAAATGGACTTATTTATATTCCCTGCAGACATGTATCATACGGCAGTACCAACGCCGAAAAATGACGAATTAAGGGTAGTTTATGCGGGAAATATTGCATATAACTTTTTGGATAAATCCCCTAAAAATCTCAATTTAATTTAGTTTCCCTAATGAAATTAATAACATCAGAAGAAATTTCGTTAATAGAAAGTCTTTTTTATGGATTAAACGAGTTCCGAAAAAGAGATAGAAGTTATGAGGTCAAAATTATCGAATCAGAAATCATTATCCCAATAAAAATCAAGTTATTGAATTGGGTTTCAGAATCTTTAAATTTAAAATTCCACTCTTTCAATCAAAAATTTCAAATTTTACGATACGATACGAATGATTTTTTTCTTCGTCATAACGATGACGACATTAAATACCGAAACGCATTTGGTAAAAATAGATATTTGGTCACTGGATTTCATTTAAATGATGACTATACTGGCGGAGATTTCATTGTATATAATCCAAAATACGTCCTCACCAAAGAAATTGGGGTCCCTTATGTTTTCGAAGCTAATAGAGACCACGAGGTAAAAATTGTGACTAGTGGGACTCGGAGAAGTGTTGTAATGTTTATAAATCACGAAGATGTGATTTCATCGAATAATAAATTATTATGATGAGTTATAATTTACCGAAAAAAAAATGACACACAGTGTAAAATATAATTGGGAGTTCAATAAAGAAGAAATAGTTCAAAAAATTTATAAAAATAAAACTTTTCTAAAACAACTTAACGGTAATACATCACAAAACACAGATGAATTAATGTTTTGTTGTAAAGAATTTGACTCCATCAAAAATTTTGTCGTTAATCAATATTTTAAATTGAAAGAAACTGAAAAGGTGGATTATGCGGTCAGTATGTGGTCCTACATTCAAACAAAAAATTTACCTCCATCAAATTATATTTGGCACACGCACTCAAAATTAGATGGTGGTAGAACCCAATTAAAAACTGATTACACATTTGTTTTCTATGTACAAATACCTCCCAATTTAGAAAATGGAGAAGGTGACTTATTAATAAAAGATAATGATAATTCCATTCGCACAATAACCCCAAAAGAAGGAGAAATCATTTTTTTTCCTGGATATTTATGGCATGTTCCAACACACACACCGACAGCAACTATCGACAGAATTGTTATTGCAGGAAACATAACTTCGGAATTTTTATTAAATACCTCATTGATATAATAGACATGATAACTTACATACCAAATTTTCTAAGTAACCCCGAATGTGAATATTATATTGATTTGTTCAAATCAAATGATGTAGAATTTATGGAATGGATTCAAACGTATAATAAATTTGGTGATGATGATGTGCTAAAATTTTATTATAACGACTTGACAGAGAATAGATTTGAAACCGATAAATTTCCAAATTATATTTTCAAAACATTAAGAATACAAATGGTGAACGAATCTATAGACCAATGTAAAGCTCCACACACTCATGTGAATCCATGGTCGTTTGTTATTTTCCTGAATGAAAATTTCATTGGGGGAGAATTAGTTTTCGATAATATCGAATATGAACCAAAAACAGGAGATATGGTTTATTTTTCTGGGGAAGAGAGGCACAAACTTAACAATTGTGTCGGTGATAGATATACTCTCATCGGAGGGATGCAAAATAATCCTTTAAACGTGAAAACAGGAAAATTAATTTGAATGTGGAATGATTGTTTATTATGAAAATTTTTTGAATTCATCAGAATGTGAGTACTTTACGGATTTATATAAAATAGAAAACGACCAGTATTGCGATGATGATATTTACAAATTTTATTTTATTAATTTAATAGGAAGAGAATTAATTACCGATAGGTTTTCAACCTTTATATTCAAGAAGTTTAGAGTTCAAATGCTCAACGAATCAATAAATCAGTCTACTATCCCACATCGGCACGTAAATCCTTGGTCTTTCATTATTTTTCTTAACGATAATTTTACAGGAGGTGAAGTAATTTTTGACAAAATAAGCTATACCCCCAAAACAGGAGATATGATTTATTTTTCAGGTGAAGAAAACCATAAAGTCAATAATTGTATTGGAAATAGATATACCTTAGTTGGATTTATGCACAATAACCCAATGAATGTAAAAAAAAACACTCTTATATGAAAAAAAAACTTCTTATAACAATGGGATGTTCCTTCACAGAGGGAGTAGGATGTTATGACCCTGAAGTTGTCTCATACAAAGTTGGTGATAAAACAAAGTATAAAAAAACAGAAGAAGTTTATTACATTAGTAAAGAAAGATTTCACAGATACTCTTGGCCATCACATCTTCAAAAACAACTCAATTATGATACTCTAATCAATTTAGGGTTCGGTGGGTCATCCACCTCAGGTAATGTAAAAGTTTGGTTTGAAAAATACTATAATAAAAATTTTTCTGACGAGTTTGACGTTTTAGTTCTTTGGTTATTACCATCTCCAACTAGATTTTCATTCTACAGAGATTCCACACTGATGAATATAAACCCACTGATGGAAAAAAACATTTACAATGTTCATAGTTACGAAATCGGAAAAGAATATTTGAAATTCATAAATGATTTAGATATGGACCCAATTCTTGAACAAATTTTTTATGTCAAAATTATAGAAGAACACTGTATTTCCAAGAAATACAAATTTCTGTATACTCCAATTGATTACCGTCAAAATACTTTTTTTGAAAAATTTCACAATATAAATAATATGATGAAATTTAATCAATCTATTTTCCCTAACTTCGAAGAAAACTCAAATATGAAATCACTTGTTTGTAGTCATCCAAATGAACTTGGTTATCAATATGTCTCTGATAATTTATATAATTGGATTAAAACAAATAATCCCGAAATTATTTCAGATAAAAAACCAAACAAATTTGAATCCAAATGGGATGGTTATCCAATTTTTAACCATTTACGTGAAGTCAAAATACCTATCTAATAATGATAAAAAAAAAATTTTTGTTATTATATATCTATGAACTCAGAGGTAGACTTAAAAAAATATTTTTGTACAGTACCATTCAAAAACTTGGAGATTCACACTAATGTCTGTTTTGCATGCTGTCCATCTTGGTTGCCAAACAAAATAGAAACCTCAGAAGTTCCTTTGAAGGAAGTTTGGAATAGTACTCCAATGACTGACATTCGGGAATCAATAATTGATGGATCCTTCAAATACTGTGATAAAGAATTATGTCCTTATTTGAGTAAACTTATCAACTTTGGTGAAACATCTGGCCCCGTCCAATTGAAAACTGAATCTACACCTAAATCTCCATTTTTGAATGAAGGACCAAAAGTCTTGGTAATGAATTTCGATAGGACTTGTAATTATAAATGTCCATCTTGTAGAGTAGATTTGATTGTAGAGGATAAAAAAGGAATACAACGAGTAGAAAAAACAATAGAGGAAATAGATTCCTTTTACTCCAAGGACGTTAAGACATTATATATAACAGGTTCAGGGGACCCATTTATATCCGTAGGTTTCAGAAACTACTTGCGTAATTTTGACCCCAAGAAATATCCTAAACTGAAGTCGATTCATTTTCATACTAATGCATCGATGTGGAATAAAGAAATGTGGGATAGTATGCCAAATGTTCACAAATACGTCAAAAGTTGTGAGATAAGTATAGATGCTGGGACAAAAGATACTTACGAAAACAAAACAAGATTAGGAGGAAAGTGGGATAATCTTATAGAAAATTTAAATTTCATAAATACAATTCCGAGTTTGAAATATGTCAAAACATCATTTGTAGTACAAGATTCGAACTACAGGGAGATGGAATTATTCTACAATATAATGTACTCAATTTTCGGAAAAAAAGTTGGGGTGTTCTTTGGAAAAATAACTAACTGGGGAACATTCGGTGAAGATGAATTTAAATCGAAACAAGTATGGGATAATTCGCATCCCGAACATGAATTATTCAAAGAAGAATTCAATAAAATTAGTAAGAACAAATATATGTTCCATAACTTACACGAATTTACAGATAAAACCAAAACTTTGATATAATGAAAATATTGGTATTATCTCATACTAGAAGTGGTTCTACTACCTTATGTAAATGGATTTCGAGGGAGATGAAGATTGAGTTGGATGAAACTCCATATAATAAAAAAACTTTCTATTCAGTTTTTGATAAGAAAGATATAGTTAGAAAAATAGTCATTGAGGAATTCACACCTCCAAACCATGTAATTCTTAAATTTGATAAAGTAATTTGTTTGACCCGTGATGATAGTGTTGAAACTGCGATAAGTTTCATCATGGCAAAAAAAACTGATAAATGGCATGTCGAATATGATATTACTAATGATTGGATTATTGAAAATAAAAATGAAATAATACGGAGGAAAAATTGGTATGATAGTATGAAATCAGTCCTAAAAAAATATGATGTACTACAATTAAAATATGAAAACATTTATATCAATAAAACAGAATTGAAATTATTAACTGACTACCTGAATATTACAAGCCCCCAACATTTACATTTACTTGATTACACTAAAAAATATAGAAAAGATAGATTCCAATTGATTCATGATTTTGAAAGAAAAGATATTATTTAGTGCGAAGGAATGTCAATCTATAATTTGGGACGAAACCAAAAATATAAATAATCATTCCTATGTAAGTGATAGAAGATATAACTCACAGCCAATAAACTATAGTGAAGATACTAAATGGATATTTGAGAAAATATCTGAGTTTTTTCAAGAAGAAACTAAGTTAAAAATTACTACAATCAAAAATAAAATCCACTTTCATAAATTCGTTGCTGGAGATTGGTTTGGAAAACATAATGATGCAATTGACAACAGAGTTTATGCGGTTGGGGTTCTATTGAATGAAAATTTTGAGGGTGGTGACTTTAAATTGTACAATCCCCACGAGTATACGTTAAATAAAACTATTGGAAACAGTTACATATTTGAAGTAAACATAGACCATGAAATCACACCAATTTTAAGTGGAGAAAGATATTCTCTGTTATGGTTTTTACAGAAAGATAATTTGATTACAAAAACAATAATTTAAATGGAAATAGATTTTTGGTTTACAGATATATTCAAAGGGTCAGGTATTCAAGAAATGCTAGAAAAAATAGACACAAATATTTCATTCAAAAATGTTGATACAGACGTAATTGATTCAAATAAATTGAACCTATTAGTTTTTGTTTGGGAAACAAGTCCAAAACTTCCATACACAACATACACTACTTCGGATGAATTTATAGATTTACTCAAAAAACTTCAGAATGAAAAGTTTTACTTCATGGCGGATTTTTCAAGAGAAGCCCATAACAGAGTAGACGATTTGAGCTTGTCTTTTTTAAATAAATTGAAATCCAATGGAATAGACATCAACCGATTAATTCTTGTAAAAAATGATTCCTCAAAAATCGGTTTACACAAAATGAAATATGAGAATTTTACATTGAATACATTTTTCTTTCCCCACTTTTTCTTATCAACATATAACCATCTCAAACAATATATTAACCCCGAAAACGAAAGGACAAAAATAGAACCAGATAAAAAATTTCTGTGTTTAAATCGGAGGGTATTTTATCACAAGTATCAAATTATTGAAGAGTTGTTCAAAAGAGGTTTATTGGATGAAACACGGCTAACTTGGGTGGACAATTATACCCCTCTCAAAATGATCGATTTAGATTTGGCACATAAACTAAAATTAAATGGTCTCGAGTTCAAATCCATACAATTAGAAGGTGATGTCATGTACGGTAGTAGACTATCATATCACGACGAATTCT